TAAGTATCAATTCATTTGCCACAACCTCCGCAATACCGTTGGCTTCGTTTATGAATAAAATATCCCTTTTACCCGCCTTTGATTTTTGGCTACTTTTTGCGTCCGCGTGACCGCTTTGGCTTGGGCTGCCTACGCCCCTAAATATTATCTTTGAACCGTTGCGAAAATCAACTATTAAACCTTCGGCTGAATTGGTAAAAATGTTGTCACGCTTAATCTGTTTGCGTACCGTATCGCTGCTGCTTATGCTGTTAAGCATATCCGATAACGCCCCTATTTTAAGACTGCCTAAACTTTCTCCGATAATTGCAACCTCCGTACGCGGGTACGTAATGCAATGATAAATCAATAGTTGGCAGATGCTGTATGTTTTGCTGCTGCTACTACCGCCTTGTAATATGTAAATTGTTTTATTAGACTTTACATTATAAACGGCGTTAAATAAAGCATCAAACAATTTCGTTTTAGTTGCAAATAATTGGTTCGTGTTTTCATTCATCGGTTAAATCTTCTTCGTTTGTTATCAAAACTTCGTTGGTGTTGATAACTAAAACGGCTTGTTGTTGCTGGGGCTGGTCTGTTCCGTTTAACTTGTTGTTGTATTCAATTATTTTAGCAATGGCGGTCAATACAAAGGTTTCACTTGCAAAACGCTGGATATTGTGCGGCTCGTCTTTAATTATTTTCAATTCGTAGCCTGTTACATCGGGGTTCGCTAAATCTATTTTTTTTGCAAGCATCGCGATAAGTTCCTCGTTTGTGGGTATTTTTTTAGATGCTTCTAAGGCTCGTGTTACTCTTTCGTTTTTTATAATATCGTTTAACTCTGCATTTTCTTTATCTAATATTGCATTTGCGTCTGCTATGTAATTATCAATTTGCGAATGTGTTACTTTGCAATCATTTGTAATTATTTGCAATATATACGCCCTTGTTTTACCCTCTCTAAGCATCTGAAGCACTTTTTGCACCCGCGCGTTTTTTTCCGCTTGGGTGCTTGGTTCTTTCGGCTTTTTGATAGGGTCGTTATTATCCATTGCAGATTTTTAAAAATTCGGACTTGGCAGAATATTCTTTCATTATGCCTAAAAACTTATTCGTTGTCGTTATCGTGTCGTGCTTTTTTACTCCACGCATACACATGCAAAGATGTTGAGCTTTAATCATTACACCAACGCCCCGCGCATCTAAATTTCGCTCTATTGCTTCGGCAACCTGCGATGTAATACGCTCTTGGTTTTGTAACCTATTTGCGTACCAATCAACCGTCCTTGCAAGTTTAGATAAGCCAACGATTTTGCCGTTTGGTATATATGCCACATTTGCTATACCGAAAAATGGCGCGATGTGATGTTCGCAAAGACTATAAAAAGGTATGTTTGTTTGTATTATCATTTCGTCTGCACCCTCCGCATCAAAACATGTAAAGTTAAACGGCTGCGGTGTTAGAAATTCCTTCAAAAACTTTATGTACCTTTTGGGCGTTTCTTGTAATCCCTCTCTATCGGTATCTTCTCCTAACTGTTTAAGTATTTGCTGAAAATGCCACTCGGGTGTATTTATAGAATATTCCAAACTTTGTGATTTTGTAGTGATAGTTTCCATTTTGGGTTTTGTAGGCATAAACCGATGCAGTATTTTAAGTTTTCAGAATTTATGGTAAAACCGTCTGAATGTGGCGAAATCCAATAGTGCAATGCCGTTACGCTTGGTTCGGGTATAAACTGCCCCGCGTGCCTAACGTACCGCAACTCCGTTACGCCATTTGGAAAATTCTTTTTAATAATATGCTCGGCAACCTTTGGAGATACGCAAATAAAATCAACGCCGTTTGGAACTGGATTTAATCCGCTTGTTTCGATAGCTTGATAATATCCTGCATCTTTAAAAAAAGAAATTATTTCTTCCGTTAGCTGGTCGGTAGGCTCGCCGCCCGTCCACGTAATTTCTTTACAGTCGGGAGCTGCCTTTTTGCACCATTTTAGCAATTCCTGTACTGGCATTTCTTTACCGCTTTCAAATTCGGTATCGCATTTTATACCACTTGCGGCACATGCAAATTTAGCTTTGCAGCCCTGCAATCGAATAAACAAAGTAGGCGTACCTACTCTTGCTCCTTCGCCCTGCAAAGAGTAAAATAATTCTGAAACTTTAAGGCTCATATCTACAATTGGTTTTTGGCGTTTCGCTCATTTCGATGGCAAAAAGTAGCGGATAATCCTGTTTAAAAATATCAAACAATATTTTGCACATATTTTCAACAGTTGTATTGTGTGCTGGAAAAATATCGTTCAAAAATTTATGGTCTAATACATCATCGACAAACTTTTTAACTTTATCAAGTTCCCGATAATCCTGTACAAAACCAATAGCATCTGGCTCCCCTTTTAAAAATAATTTAAGTACGTAGTTATGCCCATGCAACCTGCTACAAGGGTGACTATCTGGCAGCCCATGCAATTGGTGTGCCGAACTAAAATGAAATTCTTTGCTAATTGTGTGCATTTTTTTATTTTTGGTTTCCTGCGTATTTCGTATAGTCTATTTTTAACAGACTGATATTTAAACACAAAAAGTTTGTATTGGTTTCATTATTCCATTTATTTATAGTAGAATACACCTCCTCGCCAACAAGCGCAATAATTTGCTCTTTGTTTATTCGGTCGATGTGTTTGCCTTTTATACTTCCGTATCGCTTACCTGCGATGTACGTAGTAGAGTCGCAACTGGAACAAAAATTAAGTGTTTGTATTAACTTTAAATCAGTGCAGCCTAATAAATGAATATCTATACTTGGCTTTTTGTTTTTTATGTAATTGGCTATCTGAATAGTGGAATTTCGCTGCCCTAAAAATCTAAGTTCGGGTACAGAAATAGCAATATAGTCACTAAATTCAATTAGCCTATCTAAACCCTTTTGCCCATCTTCTTTATGAAATACATTTATAATCCTATTCGGTATTGCATCTCTCATTTTTATTCTATACTCCCATGCCTTAGCCGTACCTAAAACCTTTTGACAATCAACCTCCACACACGTAGCATTATTATCGCTTTTTAATGTAAAATCAACCAATCCATAATACCAATTATCAATAAATTTATCATCTTTTGTTCCTTTGTGACTTCCAAACATTAAAGTAAATAATCCGCTATCTTGAATGCAATGCCTCGAATTTTCGGCAATGTATTTCGGGATAAGATGCTCCGACCCCTTTAAATGGCAAGGCATTATCGGTGATTTTTTTGTATTTAAAACCGACCGTTCAAGAAATGGGAACGCGGTATATAGTGTGTAATTTACGCCTAACTCTTTAACCGCGTAATATTGATTCATAACTTCGCACCCTGCGAAATGTACCTTTATATTCTCCTGCCCATCTACTATCATGTTATATTGTTTGGTGTAAATACGTGAAAGGGTAGTATCAAATTGATTTGATACTACCCTTTTTTTAAACTTCTACTCTTGCCCCGCCTGTTTGCTCTTCACAAACTTCGCACCATTGCATATCTTCCTCGTATTGAAAATGTTCTAAAATTTCAGTTGCTATCATTTCACAACTTCTATTTTTAAACTCGCAAGGATAACCAAATTTATCGCGTAAAAAATCTACTACTTTGTCGGATAATATAAATATCTCCTTTTCTCTATCTAATAATTTTACACGAAACCCCGCTTTGATAACGAATGTATGGCGATGTGGGTTTTTAAGAAATTCCACAACCTTTGGAGCGTTTGGATAATTATGATACCCAATTATATTTAATTGAATTAAAACTTGCGTATTCATTATGCGATATTATTTTGTTTTTTGTAAAGTAATGTTTTTACTAACTGGTAGGCTTTTTTAAGACCTTTTGGATTGCCATTATTTTTGAACGTTGCCATTTCTTTTTCGGTGGGCGTAATTTCTACGGTATACGAATAAGAATTATCGCTAAACATATTGCAAACAATAGTTGCGTTATCGTTTGAAATTGCGGTTAATCCTGCTTTGCCTGCTCCTGTAGTTTCTGAATACGAAATGCCGTTTGTTGTTGAAATTAAAGTTGCCATGATGATTTGTTTTTTGTTTTTGTGTGAAAATTTGTTTGTTTGATTTCTTAGTGCAAAGGTCACGACATTTTAAATACTATGCAACAGTTTGCGTATTTTTTTTTTGATTTTTTTTTATTTTTTTTAAAAAAACATCAAAAACGTCTTTGTCGTTTTTCTTGATGCAAAGGTCACGACATTATTTCGACTTGGCAACGATTTGGCAATTTTTTTTTACAAAAAAACAAAATTTTTTTTACACCTTATTATTTACTAACAAATCATAAATAATCTTCTCTTTTGTTCCAGTATATTTTGATATCTGTTCGATTATTTCATTATAATCATCATCGTTATACTCCAATACAATTTTATTTAATTGTTCTTTTTCTGATGAATTATCGGTATCGAAAAAACTATCTAAGTCGATATCTTCACTATCGAATGGGTGCCAACTATCAATATTCTTTTGCGGCACTACTGCTTCAATCGTTGCCGCTGGTATCTTAAACGCTGCGGTCATTACGGCTGCACTAAGTACATGACTATGTTGTGCGTTACGGCTCAAAATAATCTTTGCCGCTTCGGTTTCGTTTTCGGCTGTTACGTAGGTACAAGGTAACTGTTCGGGTATTTCGTAACCCTCCTCCGATAATTCAAGCAAAGCAATTTTGCGGTGTACGCCGTCTATGGATAGCAACCTGCCCTCGTGTTGCCAAACGTCAAAGGCAT